AGGAATGAGCATTGAGTTCACAAAGCACCCGATTCTGGAGTCCCCTACTGACGAAGAGATTGTTATCTTAGGTGAGGCGGACCCCAAGTTACTAGCTTCCCTGCACGAAGCCCACGAGGGTAGGATCCTGGCGGCGGAGACTGACCCCTTGCGTCATGGCTTCGACCTACCAGGTTGGGACCGAATGCGTGACGCCATCCAGGACTACGACGAAGTCATAACCTTCGGGGGTAATAGAAGTGGTAAAACCACTGGATGCGCTAAGATGTTGATGGAGGCCGTTACTAATAACCAGGACGGCCACGTTGTGTGCTTCAGCCAGAATGCGGACACCTCAGTAAAGGTGCAGCAGGCTGCGGTCTGGGAGATGATGCCGAAGGAGTTCAGAAAGAAGACCAAGAGTATTGAGGGTTATATTAACTTCAGTATGCAGAATGGATTCACTGGTTCTAGTTTCATCTTCCCCGATACCAGGACTAGAGTGGACTTCAAGACCTATACGCAGTTCAGTAATAACCAGACCATCCTTGAGGGTTTCGAGTTCGGGTTCAAGAAGGCTAATAGCCTGAACATAGGTGCATGGCTGGACGAATACCTGGGGGATGCGGCCCTGGTTAATACACTTAGGTTCCGCCTAGCTACCAGGAACTCCAAGATGATCCTCGGCTTTACCCCTATTGATGGCTACACGCCCTTCGTAGCTGAGTACTTAAAGGGCGCGGAGACGCTTGAGACTAGGAACGCTGAACTGCTGGATAAAGCGGTCCCAGTAAAGCAATACAGCCCTGAACGTGATGCTGGTATTGTTTATCTGCATTCGGACGAGAACCCCTTTGGTGGTTATGATCGTATAGCCAAGGACCTAAAGAACTCCAGCGAGGACACAATAATGGTCCGCGCCTACGGTTTACCCACGAAGTCAATGACTTCACTAATCCCTAACTTCAGCCCTGAGGTGAATGTTCTATCCGATGAACCCAATAAATACGGAATGACCTTCCCTCCCGTGGATTCATTAACCTGGTATCAGGTTGTTGACCCAGCCTTTGCTAGGAACTACGTTAGTATATGGGCGGGTGTTTCGGAGGCAGAGAATATATATATTAGAAAAGAATGGCCCGACAGGGACACTTACGGCGAATGGGCGCTGTTCGGGGACCCGAAGTGGAGATACGGCCCAGCGTCCAAGAAAGTTGGCTACGATGTTGAGAAATATGTAGAACTATTTCACGAGATAGAGGACGACCTGGGTATAAAGGTAATGGAGAGGATAGGGGACTCCAGATTCTTTGCTAAGGAAAATGAGAACAACGTGGACTTATTCACAAGTTTCTATGACCACGGGATGAGCTTTATTCCATCAGATGGTCAGACGGAGGCTGTGGGTGCCACAGCCCTGGACGAATGGTTCTTTTATAATCATGACTACGAAATTGACGAAGCGAACCAACCCAGGTGTTATGTTCATAAGGATTGCGGAAATTTAATAGAATCGATTATTAGCTATAACTCATCAGGTAAATCAGACGAAGCGCTCAAGGACTTCTTTGACGCATTGAGATATTTAAGAATGTCCAATGCTGGAATGGGTCCTGACTACTTCTCGGACTACAGTATGGAGACAACCATGAAAAATAAAGGAGGGTACTAATGCCTAAGATAAAATTAACTGCACTATCAAATGAATACGAAGTAACCTTTGAGGAGGCTATAGGTATTGTCCTGGAAAAGATTCCTGAGGAATACATTACTGGCAGGGGCAAGAACACCTGGATCTCCGAAGAGGGCCAGGACATTATAAAGGAGGGGTTATTTATAGATGAGATAATCCCTAAGAACTATATTGGCAAAGTAATTGCGGAATGCCCGAACCCTAGGTATAATTTTGTATACAACAAGGACATTGGAAAAAAGGTCCCAGTAATGATTCCCCGAAGGTTACAAGGTAAGTTCATAGGTAAAATGATTAACTTTGAGGGAATTGAGGATGTTAAGGGCGTAAGTTATCGGTATGTCAAAAAAAAGAAAACCTGACAATACTTTGGATCAAAGGTGGTGCAGGGAGAACTCCGACAGACTGGCGTCATTTGAGATACTTAAGCGCTATGTAAAACACGAGACCAAGGTTCCAATGTCCCACGAAGACCTGTATGATAAAATAGGCGTCTCTAAAACGCAATGGTGGAGACTATTACAATCCCTAAAAGAACGACTTAATGATAAGTAACAATATTTCTGAGGCTTTAACCTACCTGTCGGATGAACCCGATGTGAAGGCACTAAATTTAGCATACGACCAAACGGTCACTGAGCTTGAATCATATTTTGATTTATGCAGGACGTCTTACGACGAACGAAGAAACTTCTGGCCAGGCAAGTCCAGGGATCACCGAAAGCACGGAGCTGATGCATTTCCCTGGGAGGGAGCGTCTGACATTGAGTGCCACATCATAGATGAGCGTATTACTCGACTAGTAGCATTGTTCATGTCCTCACTTCGTCGGGCTAATGTCCGAGCCTTTCCCGTAGAGAGTGGAGACATACAACGAAGTAAACTAGTCTCAGGATTTCTTAAGTGGATGGTCAGCTCAGGATACATCCCTCGCTTTTATAGAGAGATGGAGCTAGGTGCTAACTACCTTCTGGAGCGCGGTATATTAATAACATATATCGGATGGCACAGGGAGGACAGAACTTTTAAACAGCTGATTGATTTGAATCAGATTGCAGAAATAAGCCCAGAGGCCGCAATGGCCATACAGTCAGGGGATTCGGACGAGGAGTTAACACTCCTCCTTCAAAACACATTTGATGGAGTAACAGAGAAAAGAGCCAAGAAGGCACTAAAGCAGCTAAGAAAAGAAGGGGTTACTGAACTACCGATTGTAAAACGGCAAGTGAATTCCCCCGAAGTTAAAACACTGGCACCCGACGGCGACTTCTTTTTTCCTCCATATGTTACTGACCCACAGCGGGCACCGTATTGTTTCTGGAAGACTTACTACACAGCACAAGAGTTGCAGACAAAAGTATCTACAGATGGATGGGACGAGGACTTCGTTGATTATATTATATCCAAATACAGGGGTGTAAATGTTAATAGCGTTGAGCGCGTCCAGGAGGGAAGACGCAGCATCAGTTTTTCGGACAGTTCATCCGAGGCCGACGAGCTTATTGAAATAGTTTACGGATACCAGAGGCTAATTGATGAGGAGGATGGATCCGAAGGCATTTATTGTACAGTATTTCACAAGGATTTCAGCGGAGATGAGATTGTTCCTGGTTACGCTAAGTTTGAATTATTGAACGGATACGAGGACTACCCAGTTGTAGTAACTCGATTAGCTGAGGATACAAAGCGTCTGTACGATACCCAGACAATCCCCGATATCCTTCGCGGTATTCAGAACCAGGTAAAGGTTGAAAAGGATTCAAGGATTGATCGAAACAGTCTAGCAACCCTACCTCCGATCCTTCACCCAGTAGGACAGGCTCCTTCGGACTGGGGTCCAGGTCGGATGATTCCATATCGCCGAAAGGGTGATCTTGATTTTGCTCCAACTCCCGCATTTAATCAAGGCTCCCTGGAGATGGAAACTAATCTTACAAACCTCGCGGATCGACTTGTAGGTTTGGATGAGGAATCCCAAATGAGTTCAATCCGTCAGCAGTTCCTCGTGGATAAGTTCCTTAGCCATACAGCCGAGGTTCTACGAATGGCATTCAAGTGCTTTCAGCGATTTGGACCAGATGAAGTATTCTTCCAAGTAACTGGTGTGCATGATTCACAGGTATTCAATAAGGGTAACCCTGACGAAAACTTTGATATATTGATTAACTTTGATGTCCTTAACGCGGACCCAGACAATATTCAAAACAAGCTCAAGCAGTTCGCTGAACTAGCCCAGTTCAATACTAACAACAGGATGAGTATGGACAATTTCTTGGATATTGCGGCCAGTGCTATTGACCCAGTTATGGCTGATGCTATTCTACAACCAGTTGAAAACGCTCAGGAGGAAATAGTCAAACAGGTCACGGATGACTTAGCTAAAATCTTTGCTGGTATTGAGATGCCCGCCAGACAATCAGGAGCGCAGATTGCCATGCAGGTTATACAGGAATACACACAGCAGCCAGACATTGCACAGCGCGCAGCTGCCGATGAAGCCTTTGGCGCAAGACTACAGAAGTACATTGGTCAATATACATTCCAAATGCAGCAAGCTCAGAATGCTGAGATTGGTAGACTAGGAACAGCCCCAGCGCAGATGGGCGAATTTGATACTCAACAAATGTAATGGTAAATATACAGGACGATATAAAATCCCTTCAGAACTATGAATCCTTTGCTAGGTTCATGAGCTTAATTCACTCCCTTAGGGAGGAAACAATTTCTGAGTTACACGAAGCTCCATCGGACAAGATGCAACAAATATCAGGTCGTATACTTACATATGACCAGATGCTACAGATGTGCGATTGGGAGCAACTTCAAAAAACTTTTAGGGACAGGATGTAACCA